TTTTGAACCGTCTGCGCAGCGTGTGGATCTGGACCGCGAACCATGCGGGGCAACTGCCACAGATGGCTATTGTGGACGGGAGCATGGACCGAGTCAAGGAACTGGTGACTGTCCCGCAGGCTTATGTTCGGTCGTTCTTTAACCAATCTTTACACCTCACCGCGGCTGAGACTGGCGCTCAACCGCTCGAACCATCTGTTATTGAGCCGCCGATGCAGGGGCCTAAGGACCAAATCACCTGGTTCATCTCCAATGCCAAGGCCTTCAAACTGGGGCCGGTGTTCTCATTCTTTTCTATATGGGACACCAAATTCCAACGTAATCTGCTTTCCATCTTACAAGGCAGGTCGAAGAACAGCAAGGTTTACAAGCCAGCCAGCCCGTGCGCGTTGCGCATCGGCAGGTGCTATTCTGCCTTTCGCTCTGGCGTACTCAAACCACATAGGGTATTGAAGGCGTTTAATGCGATCATGAAAGAGTATGACTTCGACCTTATCAAGATGTTACGAGGCAAATTCACCGAGGAGCAGATCCAAGAGGCCCTGGACAAGATGGAAGTGTGCGAGGCCAAACACATCCCCAAGCGAAAATTGAACGGGAAATTCGAACTTATAGCGAAGATGTTCAAATTCGAGCGGGGGGTTGTAGACAACCAGCTCTTTCTTTTGGCTGTGAACGTGCTTTCAGGCAAGATTTTGGAGTATCTCATGTTCCACAAACCTGATGATATGAAGAACATCGAAGAAAACACGACACGTGACGACGAGATAGAGCGACCCAGCCAAGGCTCACACGCTGATAAGCTAATCGGCACTGAAGAGGGCGGCGTGTTTTCACGCATGTGCATAAAAGAGGAGGACCGCTCGAAAGTGCTCGACAAAATCATCGGAGAGTGCAGCCGTGAGGTGCCTGGCGAACCAACGATGTTAGGTGAGGTCGACCAGACCGGGATGGAATTGCATGAACGGTGCAGCAAGGACGGAGAGGGAGTGATGGGTCATTTCCTCAGCCTCCTCCAAACCATTAACACCATCATTGCACCTAAACTCCAGGCCCGTCTGGTGGGGCTTCATGGTGCGAAACTGGCCGCAGACGTCAAAAACGGGATGGTTCTCAAACTACGCTTGAAAGAGCGCAATTTGACAATCAAGTTCCCTGACTTGTACTTAGATTCAGGCTGGCTTCTCACCTCGGCAATGAATTTTATGAATGAGTGTTTCGTAACGTATTCCGCGCATGTTAGTAACCCTGAACACCTGTTTGCAGTCAATAGGAAGTCTGGCCGCTTTAGGATAGAGGAAGGTACTCACGATTGGTTTTTCGAAAGTATTTATTTGCCTCATTTGTACGAGGACGTCAATGGTGTGCCCGGCGACGTCCAACGTCTAGATGTAGAAATAACTGCAGACACCCCTTCAAAGAAGTTCAGGGTATTTTTCCGCGGTTGGTTTGAAGGCGACGATGGGCTTTTCCGCCTGTCACGAGTTTTCCTGGATCCTAGGGGAATCAGAGACGACGGGTCGCTAACAAACCCTGCAGTAGAAGATAATTATAGTGATTCCGGGTATGAGACTAAACTGAAGTACGTAATTAACGGCAGGGGCGAATTTGTTGGTGCGCATGTGCTAGCAAAGAACGGCCTGACCGATCCCTCAATCCCATGGGTCCCGGCAATTGGTCGTTACCTCCTTAAAATTGGGATCAACACTTCGGTTCAGCCCAATCCCGCAGATAACGCTGCCCGTGCCGCATCCCTCGCCTGCATGTTCGGCGGGAGGGTGCAGGTCTTCGCTTGCATGTTTGAGACATTACTGCATTGTATATTGAAGAGCGTTCCAGGTAATTTGGAGGAAGTCACCATAGACGTTCGCGCTTACTCGATGGAGAGTAGGGTCCTGTCAGAGGGCGAGCACACTTTGTCATCCATTGTGTCGCGCACTGCCCTCGCTGTGAACAAGCCTTACCCCGACGTGAAGCTCCAACTTCGAATGATTGAAAACTCCTTCGAGATGCCAGCAGGCAGCATTACCACTCACGATCTCAATAAATTAATGCAATTGGCAGACATAATTAGCTGCGACATGGACGACGA